ACCGGCAGCAAGTGTGGGCGCATGAGGCGATTCACGCGATGCTCGACATCGCTGGTCACGATGACCTAAGCCGAGACGAGCAATTTGTAGATCGGATTGGACACTTGCTGCAACAGATGCTCACAACCATGGAGTAAGCAATGCAGTCCAAGGCATCCGATGATCAGATATTAAAGTCGCTACAGGAAGCAAACGGCATACGGGCAATAGTCGCTGCAAAGTTCAAAATGAACGAGCGGACTTTGCAGATGCGGCTAAAAAAGATGAAGGACAAGGGGTACATTATCCCTGAGTCCACCTACCAGCCCGGACGCCAAGTGGTAGACAAGGGCGACTACGAGTTCACCGCGCTGCCCGACGACGACGTTCCCATCGAGGAACTGATTGCCCAGCGCAAGCGCAAGTTCCAGCACAAACGGGAACACGAAGAAGCCAGCAAACTCATTCCCATCAAAGTGAAGATGGCCGGTGCTATCGGCATCCTGCACTTTGGCGACCCGCACGTAGACGACGACGGTTGCGACATAGAAGCCATTGAGCGCCACACCGACCTTGTGAACCGCACTGAGGGGCTGTTTGCAGCGAACGTAGGCGACACCACAAACAACTGGGTCGGGCGCCTCGCAAAACTTTACGGCGAGCAGGCAACATCTGCCGCGCAGGCTTGGAAGATAGCCGAGTGGTTTGTTAATCGCTGCGACTGGCTCTACATGATCGGCGGCAACCACGACCTGTGGTCAGGCTCAGGCGACCCGCTACGCTGGATAGCCAAGCACCAGAACTCGCTCTATAAGTCCTCAGAAGCCCGTATAGCGCTTCGGTTCCCGAGCGGCCTAGAGGTGCGGGTCAACGCCCGGCACGACCACAGCGGCTCTAGCATTTGGAACCCGGCACACGGCCCGATGAAGGCTGCGCTGATGGGAACCCGTGACCACCTATACGTGGCCGGTCATAAGCACGAGTCGGCTTATAGCGTTCTGAAGGACGCGATCAGCGGCATCACAATGCACGCGATGAAGGTTGCGTCGTACAAGATTTACGACCGCTACGCCAAGGAGCGCGGGTTCAGGGACAACTGCCTGTCGCCCTGTGCGCTAACGACGATTAACCCTGCGCTACCGTCTGACCATCCAGATCTTATAAAGGCGTTTTGGGACCCGGAGGAAGGGGCTGACTACCTGACATACTTGCGGCGGCGCTGAATATCTCAGCCCGTTCGCGGTTTGCACGCAGGGTGCAGTACCGCTGGTGCAGGCGCTTGAGGAACGTGGAACGCCGTTGACCGGCAATCTCCTCGTCCAAGAGCGCCTTGACCTCGGCCTCGTTAAACAGATTCAGGTTTTGGTTCAATACGCGCCAGTTCTTCATGGCCGTATTGTAAATGAATTATTTAAGGCGCTGCAAGTAAAGCGCCTGTAGGGCGCATACGGTGTCGTCCGGGTCACGGGCTTCGTACCACTCGCCCCTTGGCTGGAATAGCCCCTGAAAGCGTTTCTGTCCCTCTGACAGCCGCCCACCCTTGGCCTTGACCTCTATCCAGCAAATCCACGCCATACCGTCGTGCATTGGCTTGACGGCCAACAGGTCAGGGATGTCGTGCCCTGCCGAGGCGTAGTCGATGACCTCGAAGTTGGCCTTACGTAAGGCTTCTACGATGTCGGTGTGGTTGTTGTCTCGACGTTTGGCGTAGCGCATACGCCGATTATGCCGATTTGCACCTAGCCTTCAACTTGGTCACGCCGGGTTCGCCCCACAGTTCCCGCACCATCCCTCGAACGTGCGGGTCGCCATATGCCTCAGTCGCATCGTCCAGCGAGCGCAGGATGTCGCCTACGTAGTTCTTCAGCCACGAGGTGCGCTCTGCACGCTGCTGCCAGTCGCCTACGCCGATCCGAGCAAGGTACGCATCGGCTAACCGCAGTTTGCCAAACGGCGTGTGCTTGACGCTTTCCCAATACCGCACGTTGGCCTGTGACGCCCACGATATGTCGGTGCTATTTGTGACTGGATTATTCATTGACCTTCAGCACGCATTGAATTTGGTACAAGCGCAACGCAGGAATCTTGTCTTCCTTGAACCAGCGCAGCACAGCCTGCCGGGTTACGCCCAACGCCCGAGCGATCTCGCTCTGGGAGCCATAAATCTTCAGTAGTTGTTTCGGTGTCATAGGTTGCACAGTAACAGGTGTTGACATGATCGTCAACGGGAGTATACTGCACTTCGGGGATTGGCCCCGATGGAGAAAGCAATGGAAGACGATTACCGCATCTTGGCCGAGCAGGAACGTGACCGACTCATGGAGTTGCACTGCCGCGCCGAACACGCCGCCTTCAACGTCATCGAAGGCTTAAACGAACTCAACCGCATCGAAGCCGAAGGCGTTTTTAAACTGCGCCAAGCGTTTGCCGAGTGCATTGCTGCGATTGACGCTGCATCCGCCAAACTGAGGAACCCGCAATGAAGGTCTACGAGAAGATTGCTGCCGTCACCGCCGAACTATCCAAGATCGGCATCAGCAAAGACAGCAAGAACCAGTCGCAGGGCTACGCTTTCCGTGGCATCGACGCTGTGTACGGTGCGCTCTCGCCGCTGCTGTCAAAGCACGGTCTGTGCATCCTGCCTCGCGTCACCGACCGACAGGTTATCGAGCGCCAGAACCGCCAAGGCACGGCGCTGTTCTACGTCACGCTGACTGTGGAGTTTGACTTCGTAGCCGCCGAAGACGGCAGCAAGCATACGGTCATCACCGTAGGCGAGGCGATGGACTCGGGCGATAAGGCCAGTAACAAAGCCATGTCTGCCGCCTACAAGTATGCCGCCTTCCAAGCGTTCTGCATCCCGACCGAGGGCGATAACGACGCCGACTCGCAGACGCATGAAGTCGCCGCAGCCACTACCGACCCTGCCGTAGAAGCAGCCGTGCAATTAGCAGCCACCATCGAGGAGTTAAACGGAATATGGAAAAGCCTAAACGCAAGCGAGCGAAAGGCGCATCTGAGCCTGTTCAGCGAAAAGAAAAGCAAGTTGGCCTCGGCCTAAAGGAGCAGAGGCTAGTGAAAGAAATAGTAAGTGATGTTGAGTCATACATCGTGGCATGGTCGCTGACCAATACCGTTGAGATGATGGAGCAGATGATCGAAGAGCGTAAGTCTGGTGCGTATCCAAACGGCGTGTTTGAGAAGAACAAGGCCAAAGACCTGCGCTTGCTGAAAGATCATCGTGATGCGGCTGAGATTGTCTTGTCTTGGTATAAGGTGCCGAGCGCATGACTTATCCCATTATTGAACTAGAACGGTGGGAGTATGACTTGGTAAACCTTGTCGGCGCTCGACGCTGCTCGGCAAGGTGGGATAGCCAAGACGCCTTGCACTACGACCCGAAGCGCATGGAAGACGACCGCACGGCGCAGGTGGCTGCGTGTGCAGCAGAGTTGGCCGTAGCCAAGTACACCAACCGCTATTGGCACGCACATGTGTGGGACGCCCGCGATCACCAACTCTATAAGGATTGGCCTGACGTTGGCAGGAACATTGAGGTTCGTCGCGTGCGAACCAGTAACACTGCCGCTGTGCGCCAACACCAGATCGGTAAAGGCTTGGTGTTGTTCGTCGCCAAGCCCGTCATGCCGGAGATACGAGCCGTGGAGATTCTTGGCTGGTTACCGCATGACTTGGCATGGGAGAAGGCGACACCTTCCGACTATTCAGAAACCACACGAGTTATTTCCCCTCAACACCTACGATTGGAAAAGTATCCGTGAAGTTATGAAAACGTATACCAAAAGATCGCGTTACAACCCACGCATTACGTTTGAGCAGTACAAGGTGCTGCGCGAGCGTAGAGCCGATGCCAAGGCCAACAAGAAGCGCATCAACTACAAACCGTTGGCGCAGGAATGGGGAATGAACCCCATGCTTATGGCTTCTGCACTACACCGTGGCATAAAACAATACGATTACCTGCTCTGGAAGCAAGGAGAGTTGCAATGATTAGTCATCTCGCCAAACGCCCAAGCGATGTAGATCGGCCATCAACAGATGACTCGGGTTACCGCCGACTGTGGTCTGCCGTGCTATGGCAGGCGATTAAAGACGCAGACAACGCCGATGGCCGAGGCGCTGCGTTTCACTGGATTTTTTCCCGTCGTGATGACGCCGGGTCGATGCGCTGGATTTGCGACATGCTCGACTTTGACTACAACAAGTTGCAGTCGTTGTGCATGACCCGTGATGGCCGTAAAAAAATATTAGGGAGAGTGTGATGGAGCAAAGAACAACAGAATGGCACACCGCCCGTCTGGGCAAGGTGACTGCCTCGAAGGTGTCTGACGTAGTGGCACGCACGAAGAGTGGCTATGCCGCTACTCGCGCAAACTATATGGCGCAGTTGGTATGCGAACGCTTAACCGGCAAGCCGACTGAAGGATTCAGCAGCGCCGCGATGGAGTGGGGCGTCGAGCAGGAAGGCGCAGCCCGTGACGCCTACAGCGCCAAGGTGGGCGAACTCGTCACCGAGGTAGGCTTTATCAACCACCCTGCAATCGAGATGGCAGGTGCCAGCCCTGATGGACTGGTTGGCGTGAACGGCTGCGTCGAGATCAAGTGTCCGTCCACGGCTACGCACATCGAGTATCTCTTTGAGCGTGACCCGCCACAAAAATATTTTTATCAGATGCAATGGCAGATGGCCTGCACGGGTACGGACTGGTGCGATTGGGTTTCATACGATCCGAGGATGCCCGAGGAGTTACAACTGCTGGTCGTGCGTATCCCACGGGATACAGACTGCATCACCCTCTTAGAGAAAGAGGTATTTGATTTTTTGGCTGAGTTGGATGCTAAAGTTTCTAAACTAAAGGAGATGACCCTGTGAACTATGACAATACCAATCGTGGCGTGCTGTTCCCGAACGACAAAAAGGGCAACGAAAAGCGCCCGGACTTTACTGGCGACCTAAACGTGGGCGGCACGGAGTACAAACTGTCTGCGTGGAAGAAAGCCTCAAAGGCGGGTAACAATTTTTTGTCCATTAGCGTCCAGTTGAAGGAAGGCCAGCAAAGGCCGCAGAAGCCTGCGCCTGCTGCGGGATTGACCGAGGACAACTGGGCGAAGGCTGACCTTAACGATCCGTTGGGCTTCTAATGATCAGCGAAGAGAGAGCCGAGAAAGCGCTACGGTATCTTGTCGATACAGACGAGCCGTGTGCGCTGGCAAAGGCTGAGATGGAGCGTGCCGAGTATGGATGGAAGGCGACCCGTGAGGCCGTCTTCACTCATGCCGAGGGTACGGTGGCGGAGCGGCAAGCAATTGCCGCGACCCACCACGCCACCAAAGAAGCGCATGAGCGATACTGCGCGGCTGTGGCGCTGTACTCGAAGATGGCGAACAAGCGCGAGACAGAGCGTATCGTCCTCGACACTTGGCGCACCATCTCGGCCAACCGACGAATGGGCAGTCCATAAAAAAAGCCCCACCGAAGTGGGGCTAAGGACTCTCTAGGAGAATTACACGGAGAAAATCGCAATGCTCCGTGAGAATAGCAGAACAGTGGGGTTATGCAATGGATGAATACGAAAGTCTCGCGGATGGTGATGTATCCCAGTTGGCACCGGCTGACTGGTTTAAACGATTCGTTTACGTTGCCGAGGGCGACCTGTTTTTCGATGTAAAGACGCATCAGGACTATTCCCGGCAGACGTTTAACGCCTTGTTTCGGGGTACGCCGTGCTACTCCGTACACAACAAGGCTAGGCGCATTGAGGCGGCCACGTTCTTCGATGAGAACCGGGCTGCGATGGGTAGTTACGTCGCTAACGCCCTGACTTACGCGCCGGGCGAAACTGAGTTGCTAAAGAAGGCCGGGGTGGGCTACGTCAACAAGTGGAAAGACTCACGGCCAGCCGCACAGAGCGCGGATGTGTCGCTGTGGCTGAACCACCTGCACCGCATGATCCCGACCGACTTCGAGCGCGAGCATGTGCTGAACGTGATGGCCTATAAGCGCCAGAACCCGCAGCGCAAGATCAATCACGCCGTGCTGCACACGGGTTTACCGGGTGGCGGTAAGGACACGCTCTGGGCGCCTTTCCTGTGGTCTATTGGCGGCGGGTCGCTCAAGAACATAGCCGTGGCTAGGGCTGAAGAGGTCGCTGGCTCGTGGGGCTATACCTACGAGTCCGAGGTGATCGTGCTAAACGAGATTCGATACCGCAAGGGCGATGACCGTAGGGCGATGGAGAACAACCTGAAGCCCGTGATCGCTGCGCCGCCCGAGTTGCTGCTAGTCAACAAGAAGCAACAGCACCCGTACTATGTGGTGAATAGGATTTTCGTGTTGGCGTTTAGCAACGACCGAGCGCCCATTACGATTCCGGCTGACGACCGACGCTGGTTCGTCATCTGGTCGCAAGCGCCACGCCTACCGGACGACGAAGCCGCACGGCTGTGGGATTGGTACGGCAAAGGCGGGTTTGAGGCTGTGGCGGGTTACCTCGATGCGCGAGACGTTAGCGCGTTCAACCCCGGAGCCGTACCGCCGTTAACCGATGCGAAGTTGGCGATGGTCGATCTTGGCATGAGCGGCGGCGAGGCGTTTATCGCGGACATGGTGCGGCAACGTCGCGGAGTCTTCGCCAGAGGCGTTATAGGCTCTCCGTGGTCAGAGGTGCTATCTGGTATTGCCGCAGGTACGGACGGCCATAAGCCCTCTCGTGAGACGTTATTCGTCGCCCTACGGGAGAGCGGCTGGAAGGATATTGGCCGGGTGATGAGCCGCGAATATCAGACCCCGAAACACCTCTGGGTGGCTCCCGAGTTGGCAGACCGCAGCAAGTCAGACATCCGGGCGATGGTCGAGGGTAAGCCTGACCTTCAGGCCGTAAAATGAGAGAGGGGGCGCGTAGCCCCCTCCGTTAATCGTCGAACAATATCGACGCAAGTACCGTCAAGGCGACGGCTATCAGGAATCCCGCCATAGTGTCGCCCTCGCCGTGTCGATACACCTGCCCAGATATGTCACCCAATATCGACGGGTGCAGCGGGTCAGCCGTGGGTAGGTAGGCTGCAAGCCCCATCGTTCGTGGAACTCCGTCACGGCCTACCCTCCAATGCTCGACGCACTTCCTCGACGAAAGGCGCGAGTTCCCTAACCGTCAAGTCGTCATCCCATGCGCTGATAAACGCCCGCACAGCCGTTTGGAGCCGCGCAGGGTCGGGGGGTGCGCGGTAGGTCAGGGGTGTATCGTCGTCGGCAAACATAGCCTCTAGTTCTTGCAGGGTGGGTATGTGTGGCTTTTCCATAAGTCACCAGTAAACAGAAAGGGAGTTAATACGACGGCTACAGCGCCAATTCGGGGTCGGTACGTGTCGCCAATCGTGGCCGCGAGCGTACCAGTACCCTAGTTGCCAGAGTTTATGCAGACGCATACGGCCTCCGCAGTTGATAGCGAGCGTATCGCTTGCCGTTCTTCGTTTCGTTAATGCACTCTATGTCCATACCCTCACGGCGAAGGTCTGCGATACGGGCAGCAAGCCTGAAGCATCCATAATCTTGCAGAGCATCAAGCGGGGTAAGCGACCGCCCTAAAATCAGGGCGGCGCGTATCTGGTCATTCTGTGACATCGGCGGGGTCTCCAATGTTGACTTCCTCAACGTCCCAATCCAATTCGCTGTGGACGGTATAGCCCGCCTTTACGATTTGAAGCGCGATCTCGGCAGCGTCGTCTTCGTCTCTGGCTTCTACGCTCACAATCTCTTGGATGGAGGTAAAGAGCACCACGTCATACGTTCTCATGCGGCCTCCCCGGTGGCTTTGACGATGGCAGCACGTAACTCTTTGATGGTTAGGTGCGCGGGATCGCCCAACGAAAAGCACTCGGCCTCGGCCAACCCCTCAAGGTCGGCAAGCGCACAGCGGCAAGCGTCCAGAAGGTCTGGCGCGGCAGAGAGTAGGTCGCCCGTGTACTTACCACGCGCTCCAATGACTTCGATTTTCATGCGGCCTCCTGCGCGTCGCCGATAGTGGTCTCGTATTCAAGCAGCAAGTCAGAATCGCTCATGTTGTCAAAGCCAACAAAGCCAAATTGCAGGTAGTCGCCGAGCAAGCCTGTATCGCCTCGCAGAGCGGCCTCGTAGATGTATTGGACGGCTTCGAGCGTCAAAGCCTCTATCATTTGTTCGCGGTTCATGCGGCCTCCGTTTTCTTTTTAACGTCTTCGATGAAGTCTTCAGCGTGTACCACCCCGAGATGGTCGAACGACTCGTCGTCGTCGTCCCACGTTTCCACCGCTATCTCGTGGGCTTCCTCGGCTGTAGCGGCTTCGACTTCTAATTGATAGGCGTGATGCTCTACACGGCAGAGCGTGACCGTAAAGCGGCTCATGTGTTTTCCCCTGTGGCTTTTGCGATTGCTGCTCGTGCCTTGTTGAAATGATAGGCAACGTCTAAACCATTATTCGCGGCACTTGAACGCGCCCCATGTAATGCCGCGCTCTCTACATTTAGCAGAGTGATTATGGCTTCCAATAAATCAGGCGCGGCGGCGATTAGATCGCCGTTAAACTGGTCGCGGCGAGGGGTGAGCATACAGACGGCTTTGCCCTCGGAATCGACGACCTTAACGCTTGCGCCATTGCTCCCGATAACCCACGGGGCAGGGCTTGTGGCAATCATGCGGCCTCCTGCTTGATGGCGTCCAACATATGCTCGGCAATCTCTCGCCAATTAACATCAGACAGGAAAGCGCGAGCGTAGTCAGCGGCTAACCCCTCGACGGTAGCGCACTCAAATAGCACTTGGTCAGCGTAGTCAGACAGGCCATCAGCCAATGCGTCGATATCGTCAGCGTCAAAGCGTGAAAAGTAGTCAGAGGGGTCGAAGCCGTCGAATATCTCCAGATTAACGCGCCAAGTGGCGTAGTTAGTCCAACCGTTGTGACGGCTGTCGGTGTCGTTGATTGTGTAACCCATGATTGATTTCTCCGTGTTTGTAGTTTGGTCTCGTCAGAGGCGGCACTACCGCCTGACGCCTCACGGCGTTTCGACCTATTGAGAGATAAGTTTTCCAGACTGACCACGAGTCAGCGGATGCGTGATGATTAACGACGGAGTGAAATCAGGCGGAAACAGTAAAACCTTGGCGCATTCTGTCCAATGCTTCGATCCGTCTACCGGAGTCTCTGGTGCGAATATCCATCCGCCTGTGCCATTGGTGTATCGGTATTCCATGGCCTGATCGACGGTGTTAAAGAATGAAATGCTAAACATTGTTAGGTTCTCCGAGTTAGTTGCGGCAGTAGTCGATCAAGGCAGCGATACCGGCGGCGGTGATGCCACCGGCTCCGAGTGTAAAGGAATCTATGACAAAGGCAACACAAGCGAGGGTGAAGCCTACGAACACCAGAGAGTTAAGGAAACGAGTCATTTTGCGATCCTCGCAGTTAAGTAGACGGGTGAGCAGTTAGCAAGCGTGGCGGCAAGGTTTACCGCTGCACGAGCAGACGAAGCGCAGATGCGCTCCGCTGCTACGTTGCTAGTGCCGCGAAAGTAAACTGTAAAGAGTTTCATTATTTGATCACTGGCAGAAAGGTCGGAGAGGCGATCTTTCCGCCTTTCGGAAATACCAACTTTTTGGCATACGCTTCTGCGAGGTCGAGCGTTGCGAAGTGTCGAGACACTCCGACGTAGTTATCGGAGTCGAGATCGTGCAACGTGACTTTGTAGCAGTTGCTAAGGTCTTTACGAAACGGAAGGTTTACATATTGAACCTTTGACATCATGTTGGTTGACTCGTTGGTGAACGATGAAAGCATTGCTAGTTACTCCGTGTTTATGTTGTCAACGATTCCATTACACCATGTCTTGCCTATCGTGTCAACACAAGTTACATACACAAAACGCCAGGTATCTGTTGCGTCAGTAAGCGTAGTAGCACTATTCAGAAGTTAGGGTAAAAGTTACTAACACCTAAACTATTGAAAATCATGGGGAAAAACGTATTGTTAGTAAAAAAGATAGAGAGAAGTGAAGTTGCAAAAAAAGTTATGACATAAAAACAAATATGGAGAAAACCTACTGATTTTTACTACAGAGACTTAAACCTATGTTCTGCATAGGGTTTTTGTTAGTAGTCGTTTTGACTACGGAAGCACTAACGCTGCTACGGGTTACCGACACCTGATCGTGTTGCACCTACGCAACACTAACTGTTGCATCTACGCCACAACATAGCCATGTTGCATAAACGCAACGTGTTGCATCTACGCAACATAACGTATTGCAAACGATTCTCTTACGCATAACGATAACCATTCGCGTCTAGGGTTGTGGTACACGCACAACAGGGTGTTGCGGCAAAACAACAGGGGGGGGTAGGGCATGGCGTTGACCGGTCACGATTACGATGCCCTCACAAAAACTTTTTAATTTTTTTTATTAACGCTCTTCGCTAATAAACCTTTTACCGTTATCCTTTATTAGCAACGTCTGACCAGATGCGCTGGTAGCGACCGAGAGGTAACTGAAGGAAAGGATTCCATCATCTAAGGCACTAAACGTATCCCTAGACGCTTCCGCCTCGGCACACAGGCTCCACGGTTGTTGGAGATCGCGGCCTCCCGGCAGGATCACCCTGCACGTTGCTCTTCCTTCCCTGCCAAACCTTCTGTTACAGTCCGCTTATGTCGATACGTATGTCGGAGTTGGAGTGGGCAGAGTTTGCTGCCAAGTCTCTGGTATGCCGCTCTTGCTTCTGGGCTGCTGAGGTGACTAAGGTTGCTGAGAAGGTCTGGTGTGCCCATGCCACCCACCACGGATGGATGTCTGACGTTCCCGCCTGTTCTGGCAAAGAGTTCCGGTATGAACCTCGTAACAGAATCCTTTAAGTCCATTCCTTTTGCGCCTCGTGAACTGAAGGCATCGCCGGAGGTTCTGCAAAAGATTTACGATGCCGCCAAACTCGGGCTAAAGGGTGACGCCTTGGCCTTTGCGGCTGGGTTGCTGCCCGTCGAGTACCGTAGACTCTGCCAGTTAGATAACGCGGCTGCGGTCGCCGAGGGGAAAGGTCGTGCGGACTCTGAGGTTGAGGCGGCGACTCAATTGCGCTCTGCCGCGCTTGAGGGAGATAGCAAGGCAGCCCTCGCCCTGCTTACACACTTACATGGATGGGTCGCAAAGCAGCAAGTCCAAGTTGATATCAAATCCCAGATTAGTATTGTCGCCGCGCTGCAAGAGGCAGAATCTCGCGTCTTGGCGGGCCGCGTATTTGACGCTACACCGGATCAATTAGCGCATGAGGCTACTGAGCCGCCAACCCTGAAGGACGAACGTGCAACAGCCGATCTATAGCCCCGAAGAAGAAGAGTTGCTGATGAGCAAACTCTGGTCGCCCGTGATTAAGGACGACCCAGAGGCCTTCGTGCTACTCGCTTTCCCTTGGGGCCAGAAAGGCACGCCTTTAGAACACTTCAAGGGTCCGCGTAAGTGGCAGCGAGCCGTTTTGCGCGACATTGCCCAGCATGTTGCGAAGAATAAAACCCCCACCTCTTACGAAGCCTCCTACGAAGTCCTGCGTATGGCTACGGCTTCCGGTCGCGGTATCGGTAAATCTGCGCTCGTGTCGTGGCTTATCCTCTGGATGCTCAGTACGAGGATTGGCTCAACGACCATTGTGTCGGCTAACTCGGAAGCGCAGTTACGCTCGATCACATGGGCAGAAATTACTAAGTGGGCAGCGCTCCTCATCAATTCGCATTGGTTTGAGATTAGCGCCACCCGCGTGATGCCCGCTAAGTGGCTTGCCGAACTCGTTGAGCGTGACCTCAAGAAAGGTACTCGTTACTGGTCCGTCGAAGGTCGCCTGTGGTCGGAAGAGAACCCCGACTCGTATGCCGGTGTCCACAACTTCGACGGCGTTATGGTGATTTTTGACGAAGCGAGCGGTATCCCTGACCCTATCTGGTCGGTGACGGCAGGTTTCTTTACAGAGAACACCCCGAATCGTTTTTGGATGGCCTTTAGCAACCCCCGTCGTAACGAGGGCTACTTCTTCGAGGCGTTCCACTCTAAGCGTGCGTTCTGGAACACCCGCAACATTGACGCTCGCACTGTTGAAGAAACCGATAAGTTTGTCTATCAGCAGATCATTGACGAATACGGCATCGACTCACCGCAAGCCAAGGTGGAAGTCTATGGAGAGTTTCCGTCAGAAGGTGACGACCAATTTATACCGCCTAGCCTTGTGGATCAGGCCATGGCTCGTAACAGGTATAAGGACGAGACAGCGCCACGAGTTATCGGAGTCGATCCGGCGCGAAGTGGAGCGGACTCGACGGTTATCGCAGTCCGACAGGGCCGTGACATCATCGCCATCAAGCGCTTCAAAGGAGAAGACACGATGGAGATTGTTGGCCGAGTTATCGACGCGATTGAAGAGTACCAACCCACACTCGTCGTCCTCGACGAAGGCGGATTAGGCTACGGCATCCTTGATCGCTTGAAAGAGCAGCGCTATAAGGTAGTGCGTGGCGTTAACTTCGGATGGAAGTCCAAGACCCCGGCTATGTGGCAGAACAAGCGTGCAGAGTTGTGGGGCGAAATGAAAGCGTGGCTGAAAGACGCTGCACTACCCAATGATAGGCAGTTAAAGGCTGACCTGACAGGACCAAAACAGAAAATTAATTCCTCTGGCTCCATCTTGCTGGAGTCGAAGAAAGACATGAAGGCGCGTGGCCTTGCATCGCCTGACGCTGCTGACGCCATCGCCGTCACGTTTGCGTATCCCGTAGCGCACCGCGAATACCGAGAGCGTCCCCGCACGATTACTACAAGTCGCGAGAGCGGCATGATCAACACTTGGATGGGAGCATAAATGGCACGCAAGTCGGTTAGCCTCTCAATTAAGAGAGGAGAAAAGTTGCCGGTGTCAAGAGGGGCTGGATTGACCGCCAAAGGCCGCGCTCGGTACAATCGGGCGACGGGTTCTAAGTTGAAACCGCCTGCGCCTAACCCTAAAACGGAAAAGGACGCTGCTCGTAAACGATCTTTCTGTAAACGCATGGGCGCAGTAGCCCGCAACGCCAAAAATGGCGAGCGTGCCAAGGCATCCTTGAAACGATGGAAGTGCTGAAATGGCTGCTAAAAAGGGACTATATGCTCGAATTCATGAAAAACGCGCTCGAATCGCTGCGGGATCGGGCGAGAAAATGCGTAAACCGGGTTCTAAAGGCGCTCCAACGGCTGCCGCTTTCCGAAAATCCGCCCGAACTGCCCGAAAACCCGCCAAATCCTCCAAAAAAGGCTAAGAAACATGTACGGAAAGAAAAACCCCGGTCCAATCGGCGTGTCCCCCGGCGCAACAGTCGGTGACATGATCCAAAACAGCCGGATGCAGAAACCCCGGATGCCTGCTCCGCGTATGCCGAAGCGCGTTAACGAGGAAATGATCCGCACGACGGTTGATTTCCGACCGACTCCGATGAAACGGGGTATGCGTTAATGCCTCTCGTAAAGTCCGCCTCTAAGGGGGCTTTTCGTAAGAACATTCGCGCTGAAGTGAAGGCTGGCAAGCCTGTTAAGCAAGCCGTTGCCATCGCGTATTCGGTTAAGCGTAAAGCCGGTAAGAAGGGCAAGTAATGGCTAAAGACCCGACAGGGATGAAGGGCGCGGCTCAGGTGGCTAATACGCCCCAGAGTCGCCGTGCGCGTAGTACGGGCGATATCCTCGCCCAAGCGCGTACCCGGATGCAGTTGTCCCTGACGGCTTATAGCGAGTCTCGGGACAGCGAACTGGACGACCTGCGCTTTATGGCGGGTAGCCCGGATAACCGCTGGCAGTGGCCGCAGGAAGTCTTAGCCACCCGTGGCGCAGTGCAGGGTCAGACGATCAATGCTCGTCCCTGCCTCACCATCAACAAACTGCCCCAGCACGTTCGGCAGGTCACGAACGACCAGCGCCAGAACCGCCCTGCGGGCAAAGTCATCCCGGTTGATGACAAGGCGGACATTGAAGTCGCCGAGGTGTTTGACGGTATCGTCCGGCACATCGAGTACATCTCGGATGCGGACGTTGCTTACGACACGGCCTGTGAGAATCAGGTCACGTATGGCGAAG